TTAATTAATATTGTCCAAAATTTGCATTGTTTTGTTAGAATCTTCTGTTTCTTTATCTTTTAATAAATGAGCATAAACATCTTGCGTGATTGATACACTAGAGTGACCCAATCTTTTTGAAACATACTGAATATTGACATTTTGAGAAATTAAATAACTAGCGTGAGTGTGACGTAATCCATGAAAAGTTATTTGTTTAATTCCTAAATGATTACAGTAGTATTTTAAAGACTTATTAATACTCCCTGAAGAAATTATATTACAAAAACGATTTAAAAAGACAAAATTATTATTATTTTGATATCCATGCTTTAACAAAAATTTGCCTTGAATAATTTGAACTTTTTTAAATAATTCTACAAGGGTTCTATTAATAGAAATAGTTCGATTTGAAGCATGATTTTTAGTTTTCTGAAATTGTTTGTCTACTTGGCTATAAGATTTATTAACCGTTAAGGTATGTTTTTTCAGATTAATATTGTCCCACGTTAATCCAATAACTTCCTCGTAGCGTAAGCCAGTTAATAAGGAAGTAGCTACCATAGCTTTAGAGATGTCAGTAATATAATTTATATCCATGCAATAATTTAGTAGCTTTTTCATATCATAAATTTCCAAATATTTGAGGTTGGCTTTTTTACCAGCTTTACCATAAACAGTGGCGCCATTAGTAAAGTTATCACTGATCTTATGCATTTGAACAGCTTTATTAATAGCATAGCGAGTTTGTCCATGGATTTTGCGAACAGTTTCTAACGCAAAATTGTCACCTAAATAATTCAAAAATTTTTGATATTTAATGTAGTTTATATTTTGTAAGGGAATATTTTTCCAATATTTTTTTAAGACGTTAGAAGTTGCCATGTAACGTCGCTTAGTGGAATTAGCCAAATGAGGTTCTTTAAAAGTTTTGTACCATTCTAAAAAATATTCTGGTAATGATTGTGTGCTACTTTTTATAAATCGGTTTTTATTTAAATTATTTTCTTGATCAATGGTCCATTTTTGCGCTTTACTTTTGGTTCCAAATGTAGCACTTTTAGCGTGTCTCTTTTTAACATCGTCATAATAAAAAACTCGAGCACGCCAATTGTTTCCGCGCTTTTTTATTACGTTTGCCATTGTTTTATACCTCTCTAATTAATCTACCTATTAAAAAAGCCCTAAAGCCGAGTCGAACGGTTTCTAGCTACCGAGTAGGGTACTTAAATTTAAATCAAATGAATTTGTAAAGCACTTAGCTTTATTATAATTATTAATACTTAAGCTTGACTATGTTTTTTAGATATGTGGTTTAAGATTAAATGCCAAACCAAAAATACAGCTCCAATAATTAAAGCAATCCAACCCCAAACAATTAAGTCGGTGTAATCTGACGCATTAGAAATTGATAAGATCCACATAAATGCTAAAAGAACAAAATTAATTATATCAGCAGCTAAGTTATGTGCTTTTCTAGTACATATGTAGACGATTCCAGTGATAATATAGACAACTGCTAAGAAGAATCCCAGAGTTCCAGAACCGCTATTGTTACTTTCAAATGCATTACTTATCCCAGCAAACATCGATTGAAAAATGATTATAGCACCTAAAACAATCATTACAATTCCTGACGCCAGTTTCGTAGTCTTCAAAATAATACCTCCTAAAAATCATCTTTTACCGTCGTAAGTATTTGGACTATTTAAATTTATTAATTAAATATTTTTAATTCCTCATAGCATAAGTCTTTTAATGATTTAGGAATTTGAAATTTTTGCATGAATTCATCGACATTTGTCTGTTCAGATCCTTTGTCTTTTACATAAGTAGGAATTAATAAGTCAATGGCGTAATTATCCGCTTGTTTTTCATAAAGACGATTTAAACAAGAGTATTGGCTTAAAATAGCGTCATCATGATCGCAATTCATGATATGACCGAGTTCATGAGCAAAAATAAATGGTAATTGTTTATGATTCCACCAGTTCATATTAATAATCACAGCGTTAGCGTCAATAGACGCAAAGGATTGAGTATCATTTTTTAATTCATAAGTCTGAACCACTTTGATGTTATTCTTTTGTGCGAATTTGATAAGATGATCCAGAATTCATTAATGACTTTCTAATTAATTCTATAAAATAATAGATATATATAATTATTCCATGTGTATGTAAAATAATTTACATCACAGTTTCGGTATGCTTTATATCATCGTTTCGCCTATGTTTACAGCACCGTTTCGCAGTGCTTGCACATTAAGTAAACAAAACAAAACATAAACAAAATAAGAAATAGAAAAGAACTAAGTTCTTTAGTGATTCTGTTATTTAATTTTCGTTATCTTGATTTAATTTAATTATTTTATATTTAGTTGGTTGAGTATCAGACTTTTCAAAATCAATTAATCCAAGTTTTTTTAATTTGTCTCGTGATTTAATAATTTCAGTAAATGAAAGTCTGGTTGATTTTTGAATAATTTTAATTTTAAGAGTAAACCATTCCATCCATTCATTTTTATAATTGTTCAGCAATAATACTTGATATAAAATAATTTCACCAACATTCATTTGCTTGCTCTTCAATTGATAATTATTAAACCTATCCATTGCATCTGAAAATCGTTGTTCATCGTTTGATTTCATTGTCATGATATTTTTCTCCTCTACTTCATTTTTAGATATGTATTACTTTTTTGAATCGTCGGAATTTCTTAAGCCACGTAAAATTTTCCTAACTGTATCCATTTCATCTTTAGGAATTGGCTTACCTCCATACATCATTAATGTATTTTCATCGTCTAGATTAGCTATCTTTTTTTTATTGCTTGGTTTATATCTATCTGACAAATCAGATAATTGAACGTTTAATGCATCGGCTATTTTTTCCAGTGTTTCATATTTTGGCTCGATTCCCTGATTATATCTATAAAGTGCGTTTATACTTAGCCCAGCTTTCTTTGCAGTTTCAGGCAAACTATATCCACGTTTTTTTGAAATTCTTTTGATATTTTCATACGTTGTCATGATGGTATATCTCCCTATTTTTTTAAAAACAAAACATACGAATGTATTGAAAACCATTGAAAATAACATACATTACGTGTAGTATTTAAATCGTCAATTGGTTGTTTGGCAAAAAGAAATCGCATTATATATAAGATTCTTGGGGAAGAATTAATGATTGTGCTAACTTTTTATACGTTTCTAGTTTATACAAACGTGTAATATTCGTCAACGTATTGACGACTTTAGTTGATAGGGAGGTGATTGCAATGCCTGTAAAGCACGTTTTGAAGCAAATAGAAAATTATCAACGAAATGTCAAAATTGAGCTTTTAAAAAGAGGCATTACACAAAGAAGATTAGCAAAGATTTTAGGTGAAGATTATGTAGAAATTAGCAAAGCAATTAGTTTTTACCAAGAACCTAGGTTTAAGCGAATCAGAAAAGAAATAGACAAGTATTTAGGAATTAAGGAGTGATATCAATGAATATGCAAAGTAGTTTGCAATTAGCAGAAATCGGAAAGAATTTAGCAGGAATTAAAAAAGACCTTGATGTTATTGCTGGTAACACCAAGGACAAGAAGATTACAAATCCTGTTACAGGAAAAACAGTAAATAATTAAGGAGTATTAAATAATTTGGATAATGAACTTTTAGAGCTTATTTTAAGCTGTGCAATTACAATTGTTGACTTAGTTCTAGTGGTGTTAATGTTTTTCCCACAACTTTTAGATTTGTTTTAACTTTTTGAAATTTTATGACCATTAATTTTTAAACCAATAACAGCATTATTTGTTGAAGCATTATTTTTTAAAGTTAAAAGCATTAAATGAAACCCTTTAGTATACGATATTTTGCTTTGTATATATTTTATTTTTGAAAAATATTCTTTCAATTTTAAAAAAGATAATATCAAACTCAATATTAAGGACAATATAGTTAAGCATTTATATATAAGTATTCTAATTACCACCTTTCATAGTGGCATGATAGCAGAACTAACAAGTTAAACAAAAGGAGTGATAGCAATGGAACTCAGCAAAGTAATTCGACTAGCACATGAAGAAAATGATGGATTTTATAATGATTCTTATCCTGATATTTGGTTTAAAGAATCAGAATTTGGCTCGTTTTTCGTTTGTTCCAAGTCTCATGTGGTAAATAAAGCTTTATGGAATCCAAAGTATAGTGATTTTGTTTCTAAAGATTGGGAACTAAAAAAAGACAGCACACCATATGATGAACTGTCTGGTAAACCCAAATTTAAAGATCTACTTGGTTAATAGAAATATCTACAATTTGGTTGTTACCACTGATGAAGTGGATAGCATTGAGCTTCTCTAACTGAGATAGGGAAGTTGCAATATCTTCCTGTGGGAGCTTTGTCAGTTTACTTAATTTTTTAAAAGCTTTTGAACCAAGCATACCAACAGAAGTTGGCGCATTATCGTTAGATATCTTTAGTAATGCGTCATAAATTAACTTATTATTCTCATCCAACATTTTCACCACCTTTCGGGTGGCAATGTTATCAAAACTAATAAATCGAAAAAAGGAGTGATAGCAATGAATATTCAAGAAGCAAGTAAAAAAGCCATGAGTAAAGGACTACTCATAACTCGTAGAAAATGGCAACCCGGAGGAATGTCAATTATTCCAACTAATACAAGTCTTTGCTGTTTAATGATTCCATATAAATCTGATGACATAGATGGTCCTTCGATTAGATGGAATCCGACGTTAAATGATTTGACTGCTGATGATTGGATTATTGGCTAGATTATCTAAAAACAAGATATTTATAAAATATTGAATTTAAAGGAGTAATGACAATGAATAAAGAAAACTTTTTTGTTGGTACAGGAAATTACAAGGATCTTCGTGACACAAAAGGAGAAAGAAAAATGGGATTTAAGTTTGTTTTAAATAATAGAGATGAGTTAACTCAATTAATAAAAAGAGCCCAGCAACAAAGTGCTGAGCTTGATTACACCTTAAAATGTATTAAAGAATTTACTCCTCGTTTTGATTCAGAGTAGTTAAATAAACCGGTTCAAAATTGGCATTTTTATCAATTAAAAAATAAGGTAATTTGTCGTTCTTATTATTTAAGTAATTAAAGTCATAAGCCACTTGAGTTGATGTTGGGGCATCTAATTTCAATGACTTAACTAAATCAATAAGCTTAATTAATAAATAAGGAATGTGTGTATCATTTTTCATGTTTGTGATTTGTTCCTCTCTTAATAATGGATCACCCGCATTAGGGAAAGCATTAGTTAATGCTTCATAAGCTCTATAGAAAAGGTTATTAGCCTTATTATCCATCACATTTACTGGGTATTTGTTGATATTTTTCCCATTGTTTAAGAACTTAGTTTCAATTGGAACATTATCTGAACATTCGTAAGAATTAAACGTTACAAAACGATTATCGTATTTGAAAATTATTTGTGCATATCTCTTGCCTTTAAAATTAATTTTCACTAATCGATCAACCATGTATTGAAGCGCTTGGACTTCATTAAAATTCATTATTATCACCACCTTTCTAGTGATAATAATATCAAAGCGAAGGGAATTAACGAAATTGATTGAAGACACTATTAATAAAGCTATTTTGCACGTTGCTAACAGTGTTGAAGAAAATACAAAAAATAAGCAAGCTATCTTTGATCAGCGAGAACTTGCTAAATATTTAGATACCAACACTAATACGTTGAAGAAATATTATATTTATGAACCTGATTTCCCCGTTATTAAACAAGGAGATAAGTTAGTTTATCCACGCAAAAAAGTTGATGAGTGGATTGATGATCATACTCAAACGTATGAAGACATTATGTAATAAAAAAAGAGCCACCAAGAAAATTTGGTAACTCAATGAGTTGATATTCAACAAAAATAATATTACCAACTCATTTTAAAAAAGTAAATTAGAAAGTGAGATTTTATGGTTTTTAGTACTGGGCAAGCATTGTTTTTATTATTGGCCTTTATTGTAGGAACGGCCGTTGGACCACTGATTAAAGACATTTTAAAACACCCTAAAAAATATTTTGAATAAAATGAGGAAATAAAAATGAATTTATATAAATTATCAGGAAAATACAACGAGTTACAAAATAGAGACGATCTAGACGAAGACACCGTAAGAGACACTTTAGAAGCCATAGACGATTCTTTTAATGAGAAGGCTAACAATATTGCGGGTTGGATCGAAAACAATGACGAAGAAATAAATGGCTTAGACAAGCTTATAAAACAACGACAAGAACGTAAGAAGCATTTAAAGAACTTGAATAAAAATTTAAATGCTTATTTAACGGGTGGTATGAAAGCTAAAGGCGTTAAGCATTTGAACTTTGATGATAAACGGTTGTCGTTACGCAATTATCGGCAATCAGTAATCATTCCTAATATTAACGAAATTCCAGAGGAATATATTACGGAAAAAGTAGAAAAGAAGGCCGATAAAAAGAAAGCTTACCAAGACCTAAAAGCCGGCAACAAAATTAAGGGTATGGATTTACAAAATAACGAGCGTACCAGAATTGAGTAGTGATGAAGATGGCAGATAAAGCAGAAAGCACGTTTGAACAATTAAATAAGATTGATGTTAGTGATCATCTAGATACTAAAAGGTTTAAAAGCAAAAGAACTAACAAAGAGTATCAGTATGATTATCTCTCATGGATGTGGGCTTGGCAGATTTTAAAGGGGTATCGACATTGATGCCACAAAAGAATTTACCCAGTTTCCAGAATATGATCGACAAAATGGCAAATTAACGGGACGTAATGTGGATTACATGAAAACCCCAGAAGGTACCTATGTCGAATGCACTGTAACCATAAAAGGACATAGCGAATCAGAAACTTTGCCAGTAATGGACTATTTTAATAATGCTGAAAAGAATCCAGATATTATGCAAATTAATAAAACGAAACAACGATGTTTTGTTAAAGCATGTGCTTTACAAGGATTAGGCTTAGATGTTTATAAAGGCGAAGACTTGTCGAGTAATTCAAGTGGCCATAATAACAATAAAAATGGCACACAAAGAAACTCACGAGCTACAGCAACCAACCAACAAAATAGTGGTAATCAAAAAGCCGGTAGAGAGAAAAAAGAACGAGTTACTAGTTTAATTACTAGCTATGCAGATTTCTTGAATCAAGAACCACATAAGGTGCTAGTCACTTTGTTAAATAGTTTTGCCACTAGTTGGGACAAGATGACTAATAATAGTGCCGATAAAATTATTAAATTTGTAATTGAGAAAGGTCGAGAGAGTCAGCAATGATTAATACTACGGTTTTTACATGAAGAGTTACTAAAGCTCTAGAAGTTAGACAAACTAGCAATGGGAAAAGCGTTGGCAGTGTAAATTTAGCCGTTAATCGTAATTTTAAAAATCAAGACGGCAATTACGATGCTGACTTTCCGATGTTGCAATTCTGGGGAAAGATGGCAGATAACTTTGCCAAATATACGAGTAAAGGTTCATTAGTCGGAATTGAAGGTAGACTACAAACCCGCAATTATGAAGATAAAAATGGTAATCGAGTTTATGTTACTGAGATTGTGGTTAACAATTTCACGTTGCTAGATTCCAAAAATAATAACAACCAATCTAATAACAGTAATCCATTTGAAAATCCAAGTGCACCTACTAATAATACTGGTGAACCTGAGATTTCTGATGATGATCTTCCGTTTTAATACAAAGGAGCATTAGAGCTATGCGTAAAACAACTAATTATATTAAAGAAATTTTAGCGTTTAACGATTCGCTACAGATAAATTTAGACCTCTCAACCGGGCAAATGATGCTATGGTATCAATTAATGTTTATAAATAATAAGACCCGTTGGATGGATTGATTTACTGTGGCAAATCAAACACTACAAAATCTTACTCAATTAAGTCGTCAAGCAATAAATAAGGATCGTAATACGCTCAAACAAAAAGGTTTTCTAGACTTTAAAACTAATGGAAACAAAGCGACTGCTTACCGTTTAATTAATCTATGTGATGATGACAACGCTAAGGGGAACAACTATCGAATTAAACAACCAACAATTCAAGAAGAACAACCCAAGAAAAAAGCTAAAGCAACTAATCAACCAAAATCAAAAGAACTAGAAAATAACTTCAATAAATTATGGCAACTTTACCCCAAAAAGCAAGGTAAAGAGCCTGCTTTTAAAGCTTACAAGAAAGCAATTAAAGATGGCGTAACTAACGAAGAGATTCAAAAGGGTATCGTTAGTTATAAAAAAACAAATTGAAGTTAAGGGCACCGAACAGAAGTTTATTAAACAAGGTTCAACGTTCTTTAATCAACGGAGCTGGCAAGATGAGTTTGATCTAAAGCCTGATCATAAAGGAAAAATTAAAGAAGAATTGCCAGATTGGGCGAAAAAGCAAGAAAAAGAAGAAAGAAAACAAGCACAAAAGCAAAAAGAACGTCTTGACGCTGAGAGTAATAGTGAACACCAATTATCAGCACAAGAAAAAGATCGAATAAATAAGAGATTAAAAGCACTACAGAATTGAGAGGAGTTTAGTAAAATTGAATAATTTAGTAATTATGAAAAATAAGCAAGCAGTTACAACTAGTTTAAAAGTAGCAAGTAAATTTGATAAAAGACATGATAATGTTATGCGTGCAATCGGTAATTTAAAAAAAGATCTTCACAATTTTGAGGAGATGTTTATTAAGGGTACGGCATTAGATACTTATGGTAGGTCTAGGAATATCTATTATATGAATCGTGATGGCTTTACTTTTTTAGCTATGGGATTCACTGGTAGTAAAGCAATGAATTTTAAAGCTGAATATATTAAAGCTTTCAATCAAATGGAAGATGAAATTAAGCACACTGGTGGATTTAACATTCCTAAAACTAAAGCAGAAGCATTACAGCTAGCTACTGATCAGCAAAAGAAAATAGACCAGTTGGAACCTAAAGCACGTTTTTCTGATGCGGTTACTACTAGCAACACCACTATTCTAATTGGTGAATTAGCTAAGATGATGAAACAAAATGGTATTGATATCGGGCAAAATAAGTTATTTAGTTGGCTACGTAACAACGGTTATTTAATTCGTCGCTTTGGTAGTAGCTACAATACACCTACACAAAAAGCTATGCGATTACAGTTATTTAAAATCAAAGAAAGTACAGTAATTCATAGCGACGGACATTCAAGTATTAACAAAACGACTAAAGTAACTGGAAAAGGGCAAAAATACTTTATTAATAAGTTTCTCCAAGTTAGAGATGAGCTTAATGCCTAAGATTAGTCAGTATCGAGCTATTAAGCCAAAGAATAAATACCACGCCAAAAAGATCCAAGCAGACGGGATTACTTTTGATAGCAGGGTCGAATATATGTATTACATTAGATTTATCAAAAATAGATACATAAGTTTCGACGATCATAAGAGTTTTGAGATTACTCCTCGATTTAAATTAAATGGTAAAACACATCGCAAACGAGTTTATAGTCCAGATTTTATTGAATACGACACTCACGGCCAGATGATTAAAGTGGTTGATGTAAAAGGTGGTAAAGTCACGGCTGATGCCAGTTTAAGGATTAACGAATTTGAATATCTTTATCAAGTTCCCGTTGTTTTGGCACATTATAACTATCGAACTAAGCAATTTCAAGAAAAAGTTAAATAGAAAGGGCTAAAAATGAATTTAACGGATTACGAAAAAAGTGAAGTCGCACAATTACAATTCAATAATATGAAACCCAATAAAAAAATTAGAAAGCAAAGAGATAAAAAGGCTCATCGAATTTTAAAGTTAGTTCATGGTATTGAAGATGATTACGGTTCGATTATGCACTGTCCAGAAAAAGATAGTCGAATTATTAAAGCGCATAAGCTATTTGGTAGTCAGCACTCACACGAGTATAAACAGCAATATATGTACTATGCTTTTGACCATCACGACCGCAGGATTACCTCTGGGATAACGATTAGAAATCTTGCGGAGAATTTGGTTGATAATGGTGTAAAAATTCATTCGGCTTACTTGCAAACACATTTGACTAAGAAACAAGGCTTAACTAATTTTGGTAGAGTTCGAAGAGAAAGGGTTACAAGAATTTGATGAAAATAATCCAGTATTTAAAATAGTCAAGGATGATAAGCAATAACGTGAATAAAGAAAGTAGGTAGACCTATTAAAATTAAACTAGCAAAAGGCACAGTAATTAACTATCAAATTAATGACGATGAAAGCTATCATAAAACGGTTGAGACAGATAACGACAATAACTATATTGAAGTGGATATGGATGGATTGAATGAGCTTTTGGAAACTTTAATGCATCATAATATCGTATAAAAAAGGAACTACAACCTAGGCAGAAGGCAGTAGTTCAACTATGTAAACAGTTATATTTTATCATAATTATAAAAAGGAGCACTATTCTATGCAACTAAGTTTTAATAATTATAATTACGATGAAGCCAAGAATGACGCTAAAAAGGTGCTGGAAAGCTATCAACATTATCACAACGAACACGTAAAAGGAAAATTAGCAGACTTGTCATCACCCAAACAAGATGGCATGCCAAGTAGGAAAGGCGGTAAAAACTCTGAAGCTGAACAGTATGATAGTTACGTGTATGCTGGTGAATTCTGTGAGTTAGTCTCTAAGGTTATCAATAACATGACTAATGAAAATTATCGTGATGTACTTACTTATTCTTATATAAAGCCACTAGATAGCAATGTGGAGATTGCTGGGCAAATGCTAATGGATGTTAGACAAATGTATCGCATAAAGAATGAAGCTCTGTTATGTTTTGCTGAGATTTGTCCGATGATTCAATTAGATTATGCTAATTCGTGAAGTCACATTTTTATCAGTAATCTGTCAGTTAAATGGCAGCTAAGCGCGTTATATTGATAGAGTGGACGAATTGGGAAAGCGTCCACGCCTAGAGTAATTACTTTGCATATGTTCCTATGTTTTATACCTCTTCAAAAGGCAACACGGTTTGGTACATATATTCGGGTTCAATTCCCGAACGTGTTATTACGAACAGCTAGACAAAATAAATAATGAAATAAAGTTGTGATCGTCTGTTCGTTTGATAGATAGAGATACTTACGTAGACAAAACCTATGCTTCCTTTCTTTAAACAATATACTTAAATAACACAGATAATTATTATAATCATCTATCTATCATCTACTGCTAGAGGTTCGAATCCTTTAACAGTAATTAAATCAGAGCAATCCATTGAGGTTGCTTTTTTATTTGGAGGAGTACATATGTTTTTTAATTTATTTTTTATGAGTGTTTGCATAATTTTAGTAGCTTGGATGAGGTTGCTTTTTTATTTGGAGGAGTACATATGTTTTTTAATTTATTTTTTATGAGTGTTTGCATAATTTTAGTAGCTTGGATGAGATTGCTTTTTTATTTGGAGGAGTACATATGTTTTTTAATTTATTTTTTATGAGTGTTTGCATAATTTTAGTAGCTTGGATTTGGTTTGACTAATGCCACGAGTTAGAAGATGTCGTTATCCAAACTGTCACACGTTAACTCAATTCCCTCATTATTATTGTGAGCAACATCGTAAGTACGAAGCTGCCTACTTAAAGAGTAGAGAAAAGTGGGGACACAAACCAAAGCAGTACGAACATAAATACAACCAAGTAACTCGTAATCGTAACGAAGACAAGAGCAATCAGTATAAGTTTTATCGCACACGTAACTGGGTTCACCTTCGTCAGCAAACACTCGAACGTGATCATTATGTATGTCAGTATTGCAAAGCAATTGAAAAGCTCACAACGAATGCTAAAACGGTTGATCATATTGTGCCGATTGAATTCGATGATTCCAAAAAGAGTAATCTAGATAATTTAGCTACAATTTGTCGAAATTGCCATAGGCTAAAAACCAAATGGAAACAAGATTATTACGGTACAGGTTTGAACCAAAAACCAACCTCAGCTACTGAAGTGACAGACTTGAAAGCTATCTCATTAATGATGAGAGCGAAAAAATAAGAACTAAATTATAAAAATTCAAAAAACAAATTATAAAATGTGAAAACAAAAGTAAATTGATTGATGAAATTTATAAACAACAAAAATGCCCCCGCCCCTTGCCGCACAAGCGGTAGAGCGCACACATTACAATCACGTGTTTTCGCACAAAAATTTTGAACTTTTTGATAGGGGGGTCTAGTGGTTCTAACGCTTGATATGAAGGAATTTTACTTAAAAAAATGCTTAAAACCGTACCCCGTATTTATACCCTAATTTTAAAAGGAAGTGAGACGATGACGAGAAAAAGGAAAGAAACTAAAGCTAGCAAAAAGAGCACCACGGACAAGCGGAAATTGTCTAAATCACCGCCAACTTATTTAAAAGGTACAGCACGATATATGTGGCGGCGTTTAGTCCCACTAATTCAAAAAGACCCGAATGTTAATAATATGGACCGTACTATCGTGGAAGCATTTTGCATTAATTACCAACTTATGAGAGCGGCTTACGATGATATCAATCAAAATGATCAATCGCGAGCTGTCTATCACACGCCTACTAATCCAGTTACTGGTGAAGAAATGGAAACCGAATTTACAGGTTATAAACGTAATCCTTCTACTCAGATTCTTGATTCAGCAACGGGAAAGCTACAAAAGCTGGGTAACGAGTTAGGGCTTACACCGCAATCGCGTTCCGAATTACTTAGTTTGAAGACTGATAGTGGTACGAAGAAAGACCAGCGAGAACAAATTGCAAAAGCCTTTGATTCCGATAATGGAAGCACTAAGAAATGAAGAAAATCGATTTAACCAAATCTCATGACGTGTTTAAGGCTTATCAAAAAACTAACTTTGATAGTATTCGGAAAAAATACCCAGACGCTGGCACGCAATATGCCTTTGATATTTTGGATCAAAAAATAACAACTGGCTATCATATTCAATTAGCTTGTTTTCGACATTTACGAGACTTACAACGTCAAGAAACTGGCAAATTTCCTTACTATTATTCAACCAAGCAAGTACATAACATTTTATTTTTTGCGTCACTTTGTCCGGAAATCAAGAGCCATAAACCGGTTAAGTTAATGCCATGGCAAAAGTTTATTTTGGCTATGCTACAAGGCTGGCGAAATCACACTAACGATAAGAGGCTTACTCGGGCCATTATTTCGGTGGCTCGTCACAATGGTAAAACTTATTTGATGGCAATCATCACTGTTTATAGCTTTTTAATTCAAGCCGTTAAGCAAAATGGTCAAGAGTTTTTAATTTCTTCAGTGGATGCCAAACAGTCACGACAGTTGATGAAATATGTAAAACGAACGTTAGTAGAGCTTTTTAGTAATGGCTTGTTTAAGGACTATAACGAGTCGGTTGGTATTAGTATGAAAGGTCTTACCTCGCTGTCTCAACATATTACTATGAGTTCTACCGATAACGAAATTATTCAAGTTACTTTTAATAGTGGTACATATGATTCTCATCATTTCCAAACGGCTATCGGAGATGAATTTGGTAGTAGCACGGTTAAAGACCAAACCAAATTAAATTCAATTACATCTGGACAAGGTGATGTAGATAATCACCAATTTATTCAAATTTCCACAGCTTACGATGATCCAAGTGTACCGTTTCGACAAGATGAAAAACGAATCTATCAAGCTATGGAAGAAGATTATAAACGTGATGGCGATAGTTATCTCTTATTAGATTGGTCGCAAGATAACGTTAACGAAACCTATAAACCTGATACGTGGATCAAATCTAATCCACTACTTGGTTTAAAAGGCGGTAATGTTAAACTCATGGATAGTTTAAAAGATGAGCGTGATAACAGTCTTATTACGGCTGATGTGGCTGGATTTCAAAATAAATCACTCAACATGTGGTTACAGCAAAGTAAAGATACGTTCATCAATTTGGCAGATGTAGAAAAATCCATAGTACCAAATTTTGATATTGACGGACGAACAGTCTATGTAGGCTTCGACTACTCAATGAGTAGCGATAACACATCTTTTGCCTTCGTTTATCCATATGTAGATGATAATGGCAACAATAAATGGCATATTGAGCAACATAGTTTTATACCATGGCATGCTGCTGGTTCTATTGAAGCTAAGGAAAAACAAGACGGCATTAACTACCGTGAATTAGCTAAACTAGGATATTGCACGATAACTAATCATGAGCAAGGTCTCATTGATGATGACCAAATTTATAGATGGCTTTTAGATTATGTAGAAGATCATAATTTGAAGGTTATTTTTTTGGCTATGACGCGATGGGTGTTACTAGTTTTATTAAAGCTATGGATAATAATACAAGCTTCCCACTGGACGCGGTGAGACAACGGACTAGTGAGCTCAAAGACCCAACGAAATTCTTACAACGAATATTTGTGGAAGGCAGTGCTACTCGCCTTGATGATCGAATTATGGAAAAAGCACTCTTAAATGCAACTCTAAAAGAAGATCGTATTGGCATTCAAGTCGACAAGACTAAAGCCACATTAAAAATTGATGTGGTTGATGCGATTGTCGACGCTCTTTACCAAGGGATGTATCACTTTGAAGATTACGGTATTGAAAACGATAAAACTGAAGCGGTTAAACGAATGACACCAGAACAAGTTAAAGCTCGTTTTGATGATCCAGACGCTGGCTTAACTTAAATTGGAGGTGATTAGATGATTTTTAAGAACTTATTGGCATTATTTTGGAAGTATTTGGATGTAGTTTGCTATCTAGTTGCAACTATTTTGCTAATTATTTTTGCATTTAGTTTTGGAAATCGATTTGGCATTTTAGCCATTGCAATTGTGTTATTAATTACTGGCTTTTTAAGTGAAGTTATCAGTTCTCAAAGTAAGGGAGGTGATAACTAATGCCAGTTTTTAATTTTAATAATAAGATTTCTAATCTAGGAAGCACTATAGGCGCGTCTGACGACTCATTCGGCTTTAGTAGCCCTACAAGTAATCAACTAAGTTATGTGAGCGCGTCCCAAGCACTACAAAATTCCGATATTTATAGTATTATTTTTCAATTATCAGGTGCTCTTGCCAGCGGTGAAATAACTGCCAACAATCAACGAGCTCAGAATATTCTTGATAATCCAAGTGCGACGGCTTCTACTCATGCCTTTTGGCAAAGCATGTTTGCACAATTGCTCATTGGTGGTGAGTCGTTTGCCTATCGCTTTCGAAATGCTAACGGGACCGACAGCCGTTTAGAGTATTTACGTCCCTCACAAGTCAGCACATATCTTTTAAGCGATGGTAGTGGATTAATCTATAACGCGAACTTTGACGAACCTGATATCGGAACCATTGAAGCCATTCCACAAAGTGACATGATCCATTTTCGATTACTTTCTAAAAACGGAGGTATGACGGGTGTGAGTCCTTTGAGCGCCCTTTCTAGCGAACTCAATATTAAAAATTCATCTAATAAATTAACTCTCAAAGCATTGGCACAAGCCGTAACCAGTTCGGGAATTCTAAAAGTTAAAAATAGTGGCTTGTTGAATAGCAAGGAAAAACAAGCACGGTCTAGAAAAGCTACACAAGAATTGCGAAATGGTGTGCTGGTGCTTGATGATTTAGAAGACTACCAGCCATTAGAAATGAGGAGTAATATAGCTAACTTACTGGACCAAGCTAATTGGACTGGTTCGCAAATCGCTAAAGTTTATGGTATTCCAGATTCCATGATCAACGGGAAAGGTGACCAACAGTCGTCTATTCAAATGGAAAACATATCCATTATCAAATCATTAGCTAACTACGTGAACCCGATCGTAAGTGAACTCAAAAATAAACTCAATACAGACGTTCATATGGATGTCCGTAAAGCTGTAGACCCGTTAGGCGATCAATATGCTTCAACCCTGTCAGGAATGACAAAAGATGGTACTTTGACCGCTAATCAAACTGTGAGCGAATTACAACATCGTGGCTTTTTGCCCGATGATTTACCAGCTCGACAAAAATAATGAAAGGAGGTGAACAATAATGACAACTATACAAGTACCTATTAAGAGTGATGTTATTAATGATAAGGACGGTAAGATGGCTAGTATTTTAGATTTTCCTGCCACTTATCCGGCTGGAGTTAATCAGATTTTAGATACTGCTAAAGATAACGATAGTGTTGAAGTTAACATTAATTCAGGTGGTGGTGATGTGGATGCTGCGAGTGAAATTTATTCGGAGCTGAAAAATGCTAGTCAACCTGTCACGGTAAATATTTTAGGCATGGCAGGTAGCTCTGCTAGTATCATTGCGATGGCTGGAGATAAAATTAACATTGCGCCCACTGCCAGAATTATCATACATAAAGCCTCAGTAAGTGACGTTCAAGGTAATTCTGATGACTTACAGGGCTTAGTTAATATGCTAAGTTCGACTGATTCAGCGATTGCTAATATTTATCGGGACCGTACGGGACAAGATAAGACCGCAATTGCAAAGATGATGACACAAACTACTCAATTTAATGCTGATGAAGCCGTTGAAAATCATTTTGCTGATGAGGTGATGTTTGAAAATAACAAAGCACCACAACTTACTAATTCCCTTAATGATATTTTTAGTGATAAGTCAGTTGATAAGTTTTATAAAATTTATAAAAAGGCTAAACAGTACGATGAAATCCAGACGAACAGAGAAAAACATAAAAAGTCCGAAACTCTTACAGATAAGAAGCGGGCTATTTTTATGCAAAACATTTAAAGGAGAAAATATACATAATGCATATTAATGATTTAAATAATAAATGGATTAAAAAAGGTCAAGAAGTATCTGACCTAAACGACAAGCTTAATAAAATGGTTATGAATGATTCTTTTAATGAAGATGATTACAAAAAAACCACTGAAAATAGAAACAATGCCAAGTCTCAGCGTGATGCTTTAAAGTCTCAACTAGATGAAGCTAGAGAAAATGATAAGCCTAGTGGCAACACTGAAGGCAAGTCAAATAATGATGGCAAACCTCATAAAGTTAACGATAAGAACAAAGTTAACTTTGTCGATAAGTTTAAAGGAATGCTACGAGGGGATCCAAAAGTGGTTGATGAAGTTACCTCGGTTACGGACCCTAGTAGTCCAGACAATAGCTCATTAGGCTTAACAGTTCCTAGCGATGATCAAAAGCAAATCAATCAACTCACTCGCCAATATGACGCTTTGGATCAATATGTAAATGTGGAAAATGTTGGTATTTCAAAGGGATCACGTATTTACGAAAAGATGTCAGCTATTAAGCCTCTTAATAATCTGAGTCAAGAAAATATCAAAATTCCTAGCATGGATGATCCAGAGGTTAACCGCATTGAATACACTATTCAACGTTTTGGTGGTATTTCCAGTCTCACTAATACTGTAATGGCAGATAGTGCTGATAACTTAATGCAATACATTAATAATTGGATCGCTAAAAAAGACGTTATTACTCGAAATAACGAAATTCTAAAAGTTATTGGAACAGCACCTAAAAAGAGTGGCATTAATAGTTTCGATGACGTTAAGAGAACCATTGAAACCGCGGTAGATCCTGCTATTGTTAATACTTCTACCATCTTTACTAATCAATCTGGCTTTACTGCATTAGCTACTGTTAAAGATACTAATGGTAATTATTTAGTTCAGAATAATGTTACTAATCCGGCTCAAAAGGAAATTGATGGCAAACCCATTTGTGTAATTTCTGACCGCTGGTTACAAGACAATGGTGGAGCTCATCCATTTATTTATGGTGATCTAAAGCAAGGTATTACTTTATTTGACCGTCAACAAATGACTCTTAATTCAACTAATGATGGTGCAGGGGGATTTGAGTCTGATACAACTAAAGTTAAGGTTATTGACCGATTTGATGTTGAATTAACTGATTTTGATGCCTTTACGGTCGATTCATTCACTGATTTGCCTGACCAAGGAACTAAGAATACTACTAGCAATAGTAAGGCAGATTAATAATTATGCCGGAATTAAACGATTTTAAAGACACGATCAAAGTTTTAGGTAACGATGAAGATAGTTTATTACAAGGTTATTTAAATGTTGCGGAAGCTAACGTACAAAATGCGGTAGGAAGTAATGTTCCCGGTTTTTTCGAGCGGGATGAAATTAGGGACGCTTATAACATTTGTGTCTATTCATTAGCGGGAGCGTTTTACACTTATCGAATTGCTCTAAGCGATACACCAACGTATGATGTTAGTTTTACTTATAAAAGTTTAATTGGTTTTATGCGGAGTAAGTACGACGTTCTTGAGTCTGAACAAAATGAGGACGATGATAATGGCTAAAAAGTTACTGTATAGTAGTTTCAATAAAAAGATTACTGTTGGTGTGCCTAAAACAGTGACTAACGAAAATAACGGCAATACGTATGAAAGCTTTGAATCTAAATTTCAACTCTGGGCTTGTCCTTATCGTCGTAGCATGCCCACTCGTTATAATTTACTAGGAACCGAGTGGCAAGACACTATTACATTGATTGTTAAGCATGATGAACGTATTACTGGTAACTTATTAATTAAGTACGGAGATACTTTATATAAGTTAGTTGATTACAGTCCTGATGAAGGTAACGGCTTTATGAACTACGATTATTTAACTTTGGAGGCTAAAAATGGCGGATAAGTTTAGTAATATGAATAATTTATTAAATTCGGTCTACGATCAAGTTGCCAGTAAAGCTCACTTAGATACTTCGCAAAAATATAAAATTACGGGAGCAGGTGCAAAAGTTCTTCGTAAAGGTCTAAAAGCATCAATCATTGATCGTGGTCACGTGACCAGTCATAAAGAAACCAATCAACATCGTCACTTAAAAGATAGTGTACGTACTTCTAAAAAAGATGAAAAGGGTATGCGTATTGGCAACAGCATGGTCGGTTTTGATGTTAATCATGCTTATATCGCTCGTTTTATCAATGATGGTACGAAAAAAATGGTGGGAGATCATTTCGTGGATAATACTCGTATGAATTCCAGTGATAAAGTTGCCGAAGCTATGAAAGATGCTTATAAGGATGTTACTGATGATTGATACCAAAGTACAATTAAAAAAAGATATTTTAAGCTCTCAACAATTTAGCTGGTTGGATAATATTTATATCAATAGTATTCCAACAGAATTAGAAAACGAGACGCTAAAAACAACGATGTTGATCAGTGATATTAATAGTGAGCTAGCTAATTGGGCCAATGATACGTTTACTAGCGTTGATAAAAGTATTCAAGTTCAAACATTTTTTTCTAAACAATTTCAATTTAATTTTGATGAAGTAATTAAAACATTGCTTCATTTTTTTGTACAAAACGATTGGCGCTCAAATGGATTTAGTAATTTTATTGATCCAGATACTAAGCAAGAGAGTGTAACGATTAAAATTCATAAAATTATGATGTAAAGGAGATTTTTTATAATGGCAAGAAAAGATGGCGGAACAGTTGGTATTAAAACAGCCAAGTTCGCACTTTTAAGAGATGATGGTACTATTGATCCTACCTTCGGTGATAACGGAGTTTATACCGTTACCTCTGATAAAGATGGTGGTATGACAACGGCTAATATTTCTGGTTTAGGGCAAAGTGTTCAACGTGTTTGGGGTAATAACCAAAATGTTGAGACTTCTTATGGCAAAGCACAACCTTCTATTTCACTTGGAAGTAACTTTCTAAGCAAAGATATTAAAAATCGCTTGTTAGGACGAAAAAAGCAAGATAACGGAGCATGGTCATTAGAAGGTGACCCTCAATCTACTCTGGTTGCTTTAGATGTTGTTTCCAGTGATTCTGGAAATAATGATGTTCATTTTGGATTTAAAAAGGGATATTTAACGACTGGAGACGTTAATTTACAAACCAGCAATGAAAACCAAAGTCGTCAAGCTGATTCCATGACATACACACCAATTAATAGTGGTGACGATGATGATGGAATGGAAATTGGTTGGACTGGTGATACTAGTTTTGATATTAATAAGTTTTTTGAGCGATATTTTTCCGAGCTCAGATAATAACGGCAACACACAATCCAATCTAAGCAACAAAACTCAAACTTCTGAATAGTTATTCATAAATAAGTAAAATCGCCTTAGAAAAGCATAATTGGACTCTCACATGTTCGGCGGTTTTAAGAAAGGATTTTTACATAAAATGGCAGTATCTATTAATGTTGAGAAATATTTAGGACTAAAAACACCAATTAAAGTCAAAGTAAGCGTAAAAAATACTAGACGTGTTTATCAAATGAATTTACGTTTAATGAAAATGCAACGTACTACTTCTAAAATTGATAGTCAAAATCAAAAACTAAACGATAAAACTGATGATGAATTAACTGACGAACAACGTGATAAATTGCTTGGTGATCAAATTACGATGATGAATTCTATGAATGAAATGTTAACGAATGCTGAACAATTTGTTTTAGATATTTTGCGATTGTCAGATAAATATCGAGCTAAGCTAGATGATTTAACTCAAACTGAACTATTAGACTTGGTAAGTTTTATTACCAGTAAAGTAACGGGAACAGAACCCGAAAAATCAGATGACTCAAAAAAAGCCTAAATGCGGTAATTAATGAATTAAAAAATGCCATCGAAGACATCAATTACGAAGAACAAATGGCATTTGAATATTTTCATATATTGCCAGATGATTTTGAACAACAAGATTTCTTCTTAATGCAAACCATTATGAAGGCTAAGAGTCCTGACGATCGAGCAGAAGATCCAAAGGGCTTATTAGATCGACTTGGTATTACGCCAAATCAAAATTATTAGGGAAAGGAGGATATGAATGGCAAGTAAAGACGTTGTGAACACACTAGCGTCTAAAATTTCGTTAGATGTGGATGACTCAGATTTATACAGTTTACGTAATGAACTACGTCGAACTAATGCCGAATGGAAAAATACAGAAGACCGTGCCAAACTAGCAGGTAATCAATCCGAAAAAAGCGCGGCCAAAGTAGGTAAGCAAAAAGATGCCTTAATTATTTTGCGTAAAGAATTAGACCAAAATAAAACCGCGCTCAAAAATACGACTGGTTCATCTAAACAAGATGTTAAAGCTCGACAGGATTATGAAAAAGAAATTAGAAAATTAAATATTCAAATTTCTAAACATAGCAATTACTTAGAAAAAGATCGTAAATACGAGCAGTATTATAAAGCTGGAATTGAGCAGAGCAAAAAAGCCCTAGAAGACGACACTAAAGTACATAAATTTCAAATTGATCGGCTCAATGCGGAAGGTAAAACGGTTGAAGCTACGAAAAAACGATACAGTTCTATGCAAAGTACTCTGGAAAAGCAAAGTAGTTTATACCAGAAAGAAAAAGACTACTTAGAAAGACTCAAAAGTAGTCGTGGTGCTGATAGTTCTGAAATAGCTAAGCAACGTGTTAAAGTCAACGAACTTGGCACTTCGATGGCCAAAAGTAAAACCCAAGCTAGTGAGTTATCTAATGCCGTGAAAAAGAATAGCCAGAATCCATTTACTCGTTGGAACGCTTCATTAAAAGAGACCAACAGCACGGGTAAGAAAACAGAATCAATTTTCCATTCAATTGTTAAGGCTAATTTGGCTACTAGTACTATTAGATCCGCATGGAATGGCATAACTAACCATATTGGTAGTGCTTTGGCTGCTGGTCAAAAGTTTAATAATCAGCAACAACAAATGGGCGCTACTTGGCAAACTTTATCTGGAACCGTCAAGAAAAGTCATGCTATGGTTGGCACTATTAATGATTTATCTACAGCAACTGGTCAATCTGTAGACACTGTTAATGACTTAGAGCAGGGATTTTATCATCTTCACTCTAATAAAGGCGAATCAGATGACATGACTAAGTCCATGCTAAATATGGCGGATGCTGTTGGCTTAAATGGTCAGCAAATTAATTCAGTTACTAATGATATGGTTAACGGTCTATCACGTGGGAAAGCCAATGCAGGTATGTTGAATCAAATTTCACAGTATTTCCCAATGTTTAGAGAACAATTGGCCAAAACTAAAAATGTTTCGGTTTCTGACTTAAACCAAATGGCAAAACAAGGTAAAATTTCCGCCAATGATATTGAGCAAGTCTTCAGTAACTTAGGTAATAAGAAATACGGTAAAGCTGCTGATCGAATGCTATCAACCGCAATTGGTTCTACTCGTGCTATTAAAGCCCAAGTACCAAGATTAATGGGTGATATTGAAAAACCAATCCAGAACATGAAGAACCCACTATTTTTGGCGGCTTCTAAATGGGTATCAGATAAACGTACCGATAACGAGTTTAAGAAATTAGGCAGTTCATTAAGTCGTGGTTTTGACGTTATCACAAAAGCATTTTCAAAAGTTTTTACTACTAAATCAATCAGTAGTGGTTTAGATAGTATGGTTAATGGCGTTACTAAAACCGTTGACCGTTTAAGTAATAATATTGCGAAAAATGCTAAACCAATTACACAATTTTTTAGAAGTGTTAGGTCTACTGGTACTAGTAGCTTTAAATTATTTTTAGGTACTATTAAAGACTTATCCGCGGTGTTTCTACCATTTCTTAACTTTATGGCAAAACATGCGAAAGTATTTGCTCCTATGATCGCTGGATTGACTGTTATTACTAAGTTAACCAAGCCATTAATGGGAATGAAAATAGCTAGCCAAGTCCTTGGAATTTCTTCTGCTGTTCGTAAGTTAACTGCTTCAGAAACAGTTATGAAAGGTGTTACAGCAACACTCGATGCGCTTTCGAGTCCATGGATGGCTATACCGGTAGCAATTACTGCTATAATCACCGGGCTTGCTTTGCTCTATAAAAAAGTTAAACCATTTCGTGATTTTGTAAATAAATACATATTAAAGCCGTTAAGTAGTTCATTTAAGTGGGTCAATGATCAGTTTAAGCGATTTGGACACTGGATGGATCACAATAGTAAGAAACCCAAACAAAAGCCAGTAAAAATTGATACTAAAGGAATTAATAAAGACCTTAACGGAATTAAAAAAGATTTTTCTGGCTCAGTTAATTTAGTTAAAAAGCGAGCTGGCGAAATGGGCAACAATATTGCCAAAGGTTTCAAGACTGCTTCAAAGAATACCAGAAATACCATGCAATCCTTGCAAAAGAGTACTAATGGCACTGTAGAAAAAATGCGTAAAAATACGCCAAAGCAGTTTAAAAATATGTGGAACGAAGCCAACAACCTTACTAAAAGTGCTATGAAAACGCAAAAGGATCAGAACAAATTAGGTTCTGATTTTATTCATGGTCGTTGGAGCAATCTTGGTAAAGATGTTAAAAATATTGCTAAAGATCTTTGGAAAGAAGTTAAAGATGTCTTCAAAAGCGGTTCTACTTTTGCAAAAGATTCTACTAAATCCTTACAGAAAAGCACTAGAGATACTGTAAATAAAATGCGCAAAGATACGCCTAAGCAGTATCGGAATATGTGGAATGATGCCGACAATCTCACTAAGAGCGCTATGAAGACGCAAAAAGATCAGAACAAATTAGGTTCTGATTTTATTCACGGCCGTTGGAGTAATTTAGGCGGCGATATCAAAAGAATTGTTAGAGATATGTGGAAAGAAGTTAGAAACATCTTTAAAGGTGGTTTTGACTTTATAAATGATCTAAGTGGTGGTCGTCTAGGTAAGTTAACTAGTCAGTTTAGTAGTACATGGCATTCCATTGGAAAAGGTTGGCATAGTTTTTGGAACGGTATTGGTGACTTCTTCAAAAAGATTTGGAATGACATTAAAAAATATGCTCACAGTGGTATGAAGGGCATTATAGGTAGCTTAAATGCTGGTATTAATGGTATTGATTGGGTTATTCATGCCTTCGGTGGCAAGAGTAAGACTATCAAGCCAATTAAATACGCTACTGGTACTGGTGTTTCAAAGCGTCGTCCCATTAACAAACAGACCTATGCCATGTTAAATGATGGTAAAAATGTCAACGGTAGTAATAAAGAAACGGCTATTTTACCTAATGAGAATGCCTTTCAACCCAAAGAGAAAAATTGGACTGGTTTACTTCCAGCTGGAACAGAAATTCTCAACGCTGAAGAAACAAATCTTATGGAACAATTTACTCATTTTGCTAGTGGTACTGGCTTATTTAAGGGCATTCATAATGCAGTAAATAAAGCTAGTAGCGTTGCAAGCGGTGTTGGTAAATCCGTAAGCCATTTTGTTGGCAATGTGGCTAGTTCTATTAAGCAAAAAGTTAGTATGGCCAAAAACATTCTAAAGTCACCTGGGAAAGCATTGACTGGTTTACTTAAGAAACCAAATGGCAATGGTGCTATTTTTAGTAATTTTGCCAAAGGTATGTATAACAAGATGAGTGGCGCCGCTAAAAGTTGGTGGAGTCAGCTTTGGAATACTGTTGATAAGGTAACTGGAAGTGGCTCAGCAAGTGACTTCTTAAATAAAGCCATTAAAGATTCCAAAGGTAAGCACTATGTTTGGGGTGCTACTGGTTCTAATACGTTTGACTGTTCTGGATTGATTACATACGTGGCAAAACAATTTGGTAAATCTTTACCACATTTTTCCGGCTCACAATATTCCTCATTGCCTCACGTTAGCGAAAAGAACGCTCAACCGGGTGACTTAGCTTACTTTGGCCATGGTGGAAGTTCTCACGTTGGAATTGTTTCTGGGAAGAATCGCATGTGGTCTGCTCAATCACCAAGTGCTCACCCTAACATTGGCTATAGTCCAATTCATGGATTTGGTGAACCATTAGCTGGTTTCGCTAAAATTCCCGGATTAAGTAATAAGTCTAGTGATAAGAAAAATACTAATCAATCTAATCAGGGTATTAAAAATCAAGTAGGTAACGGATTCTTTAACTGGATGAAAAAATACTTGGAACCTGTGTTAAGTGGTGGAAATACTAAGCAACCTAGTGGAAGCCACAAAGATTGGTTAGGTGAAGCCGGAATTAGTCCTAGTGATTTTGGTTACTATAACTATATTATTAACCATGAATCTAACTGGAATCCACGTGCTACCAATCCAAATGGTGGTGCATATGGATTACCACAGTCCTTGCCAGCTAGCAAAATGGCTAGTGCTGGAAAAGACTACCGCACTAATCCAATTACACAATTAAAATGGATGAAGGGCTATGTAAAACGTTATGGCGGTGCTAAAGGTGCCTACGATTTCTGGACTCGGCATCATGCTTACGCTAATGGTGGTATTGCTCAGAATCACCAAGTAGCTGAAATTGCTGAAAATAATAAGCCGGAAATGGTTATTCCGATGTCAGCTGAAAAGAGGCCACGAGGTTTGCAATTAATGAGCGAAGTAGTTTCGAAATTTGCTAAAGATGATCCAAATCTAGCCCAAGACAATCATTCAACTAATAATCAATCAGCAAATGTTATTCAAGAAATGAATAATAAATTTGATAAGTTGTTGAAACTGATTGCGGTTACTAATGGTTTGAGTGAAAAACAAATTCAAGCTATCTATCAGACTTCACAGTCGCCTAAGGAACGATACAAGATGGACGCTCGTAACCAGTCTATTAGCGACTACGGTAATCTATTAGGAGGTGCATATTAATGGTAGGTAAGCCAAAATTATTTATAAGTATTGATGGCAATCCAGAATTTAATGTCACTGACAAGATTCCTCAGTTGCAATTTTTAGGTGCACAATCTAATCCAGCTCTAACTAATAACTATCAAGATGTTACGGGGATGGATGGGAGCCAATTTAATTTAGCAGCTATTAACAAAAATACCGTTAATTTAAATTTCTTCGTTCATTTTCGAGATTATTATGATTTTAAAGCGGTTAAGCAACAAATTTTGCAATTATTTATGCAAAAAAGGATCTATCGAATTCGAACGGATGCGGAACCAATGTTCGTCCAATTTTTACGACCAGTTACATCAGAGATTAATTTAATCGGTGATGTAACTAATGATTCTCAATTCACACTTGCATTCGAAAATCCTACTGGTTATAAATTTTCTCGTTTTGATTCGCTCAATCAAGCGGACCTTTGGGACGATTTCCCGTTGGGTTTTAATTTGCCTGCTATGGATAAAGAGGACTTTCATTTTATCGATGAATTTAGTTTTAATTTACTTAATCCAAGTGGAGTTGCCATTGATCCTTACTTTGAGCACCATGATTTAAAAATTCATTTAAAATGGGTTGGATCAAAGATCACTTTAAATAATCGAACGAATGGTAGTTCTTATACATATAATGGAAGCAATAATAATAATTATGAGATTCTTCTAGATGGTGTTGATAGTTTTCTCCATGGAAATCAAGTAAATAATCAGACTGATTTTGGCAATATTAAACTAGAACCGGGATTCAACCAGATTGAAGTCAGTGGATGTACTAATTTTGATGTAAAATTTGAATTTCCATTTATTTATATTTAGGAGGTGATTATTTGGTTTTTAGTACAAAGGATGATCTTAATTCGCGTAAACCATTATCTGAAAAGCTAGCAATAAGTACATGGAAATATTATCCAGATTGGATGCTTGAAAATACCATGAAAACAGCTAGTGATTCCGGATTTAAATATATAAATATTGGTACATGGCTTGGCAGAAATGATGATGGATATACTATTTTAAATGATGAATTAGATAGAATTACTAGAGCACTAGACTTGTGTAAAAAATATCATTTAAAGCCAATGATTAATTTTGGAGTTGATACAACGCCAACTTATCATTCTGAAACTGGAAGCTATTATTCTTATAAACAGTTAAAGTCTATTAAGAAGTGTATAACGATCATTTTTGAAAATTTTGCCGATGAAGGAATAATCTGGAATAACTGGAATGAGCCAAATGTCACTTGGGTTAATGATTTATTTGGTAATAATGTAGCCGGCATGGATTCTTGGATTGAAATGCAACGGTGGATCGTTAATGAAAATAAATATATTGATAATAAATCAATAAATACAGTAAGTGGCTTGGCAAACATTCCTGGACAATATCGAAACATCATTGACCGTGAAAAAATTAAAGGATTATTTAGTAATGCTGATGCTATATTAGTTCATGATTATATCGACCAACAGTGGAATAAAGGTGCCCCAGAAATATTAATGCAACAAGGGACATTTCCGGGCATTAGACTTCCCTTAGCTTCTAACGAATTTGGCTATTCCAGATATGGCGAGACGGGAGACGACTGGCAAGGATTTTGGAATGATGAAGATGCAATAAAATTAACTCAGCGTGAAATTATCTTACAAGATTATTTAGGTTATGCAATTATTGGACTATTTTGTGATTTAGCTGTTCATACTTATCATTTATTTAACGAGAATTGTATTGGTTTAAATCAAGTTGGTAGGCCAATTATGGACATGGTTAATCAGCTAAGTGGATATACCTTAATTGATAAAGTTAAGACTACTGATACTGATAATTATATGGAAGACCTATATGTATTTGTTTATGCAAACGATACAAAATCAGTGAAGGTTGTTTATTGGGCTCCTAAAAACACAGGATCTCATATTATTAATATTTATGGTGCAAAATTAAAGCTGAACTTTACTGATTCAGTAAAAATCATTGAACCAGATTTAACCCCCAATCAAGAAGATTATTTTCCAACCATTAAAAAAGATACTTCTTTAGGAACAGAGGTGATTTGATGGATAATCGATTAATTGTTCAAGGTCAAGGCACTGAACGTGGATATGAAGCAAAATTGAGTTGCGTTAAGCGTGACTCTTTTTATATACAATGGGAAAAGAATTCCTCATATCAGCTTCAATTTACTGCTTTCGATGATGGGAGTAGTGGCTACTCATTGCTAACACCCGAAGCTAGTTTATTTTTTCGAGGACAAGAATTCATTATTAAGCAAATTGCGCCAGATTATAACTCTGGAGCTAGTACTAAGGACGTTGTAGCCACTCACGTTTATAGTGAATGTCAGTGGTTTCGTCAAAGAAACGTCAGAAATGGTGTTTTAACTTATACGCCGCAAGATGTTATGAGTTTTGTTTTTGATGGTAATAGTCAGGGGTTCACTTACGAAATCATTGGTAAATTTCCTAGTAACCAAATTGAAAACCTAGGTAATATGAGTGGGCAAGATGCCTTAAGCAAAATCATTGAAACATGGCCAGATGCGATCATCTTTCCGGATAATCGGCATATCAAGATTTATCAGCACGATAGTTTCATTCAAGACCTTGGCCACCGCTTAGGATATTTATACAATGCCAGCGAGATTAAACCTACATATGACAGTACTACGATAACTAATCAAGTTTGGTGTACTGGTAAAGCTAAAGATAAACCAGATGACGCGGATGACAATACATCTACAGAATACTATTTCGAACCATTTCAGGTTAGTGACCAAAGCAGTATTGATAAGTGGGGTGTTCATCAATTATCGGACATTTCTGATGACCGTTTTACTGATGCAAATAGCATGAAGCAATATGCTTTAAGCCAATTAACATTAGAGCCATCTTTAACTATTGACGCAACTTTGACTACTCACGATGAACCGACAGCTGGAGACATGGTCCATATGGAAGTGCGAAAAGATAATCTGGCCACCAAGCTTGAAGTAGTCTCTTATCAATATTATCCACAAGACCGGTCTCAACCCACGCAAATAACTTTGAATAATACTGCCAAGACTATTTTTGACTACCAACGTAATTTACAAAATAAAGTATACTCAGATGTATTTAATCATATTGCTAATAACAGTAATGAAAATGGTACCTCACAGAATACAAATGATGGTTCAAGTTCTAATGAGCCATCAAGTAATCCTAGTCAATCTGATAGTTCCAATAATGATAGCTCAGGTAGTTCAGACAGCTCTGATAATTCTAATGCTGATAATTGGAATGCTGGAAGTACTTTTATTGATACTTCATCTAATAATGGAAATATTTCTGTTGATACGATGAAAGACCTAAAAAAGCAAGGTTCTCAGGGTATTATCAGTAAGTTAACTGAAGGAACTGGTTATGTTAATTCAATCTTTGATAGCCATAAGGCTAATGCTGAAAAAGTTGGGATGAAGTTTATCGGTGCTTATCATTTCTATCGCGGTGATCCAGTGAATGAAGCAAACTACTTCCTTCAGCAATTACGGGATAGAAATATTTCCAAAGATACTTTAGTTATCTTGGATGTTGAGGCAGGTGGATTGTCTACTAATAGAGACACTTTAACTAATCAAATGAAGCAGTTTTATCAAGTACTAATTAATACCGGTTATACCAATACGTGTGATTATTCGTCTGGAAGTTGGTTTGATTATCGGTTTAATCAAGCCGGTAAGTACAAATGGATCGCTAGTTATGGAGTTAAAAATTCTCCTAATGGTGCTAATGCTTGGCAGTTTACTAGCAGTTGGAAAAATCAGCACATTGACGCTAGTTATTCATATAATCGTGCATTTGTGTAGAAAGGAGGATGTATGAGTAATAAATATGATTATATGCATATTGAAAATGCTGATAATAATGATTTGACGTTGGTTGATGATTTACTATTAGAGTTTGCAAAGTGGGTACGCACGAAGGCATATGGTTTGGATGTTCGTGAAGGAATTGCACGCTTAGGTGAACGTATTGGCGTTATTTTGAATCAATATCAAGCAGAAAATAATCGAACTTCTAATGAAATAAATACTTTAAAAAATGAATTGCAATCTACACTTTCAGGATTAACCCAAGACGCTGAAGTAAAAAATGCTCGTGTTGATGTTGAGGGTGTTGTTTATGAGACGCTAAAAAAGCGTTTAGATGAAACGCAACTTAAAAATGGAGAGTTAAGTAACGTAATTGCCACTGGAGAGATTGCTGGTGGATCATTATATCTTGAAGGACTAGATAATGCTACTAGTCCTTTTTCTTATGACATTGTTTCGACGAATGAGGAATCAGGTATTCCATACGGAGTTGAAACCATCAAGGTTCAAGATGTTGGTACTGAACCAGTAGGAGGTGATAGTTAATGAACAAATATGAAATTAGGCAAATGACAGTCCCTAAAAACGATGGGAGTAATCAGAGAAAGCAAGTATTCCCACAAACCCATCCAGATGCTGTAATAGGTCTCCCAGAATGGCAATTAAATGTTCAAAATGCTTTGGAAAGTATCATGGGTACTAATTTAGGAGAAAATCGTTTAAGTACAGTTGTTCATAAGAGCGATTTAAAAAATCTAGTTGATAAAAAACAAATAGATCGTTCCTTAAACAATGCTAAGGATTATACGGTTAGCAATATTAGTAATCTTGGTTCATTACAGTTTTTGCCTTCAATTAAAAATATGGATGATTTAGTTAATAGAGATGATCCATATTTAGCGTTTACTAGTAAAAATGTAGCAAATGCACCAACAGTAGAAGCCACAAAAGTTAATTGTTTAGTTGCCGGAAACAAAGATATTCAATTCTGTTATTATTCTGATACTGCTAATTATCGGACAATTAAAAATGGTACGGCTTCAAACTGGTACAAAGTTTAAAAGGAGGAAATTAAATGGCAATTCAAGATATCATTTTAAGAAACAAAAATACTGGGGATGCTATCTATCCACAAACAAGTTATAAGAATTTAATGGATGTGCCAGATTTATTAACTGATACAGATGTAAATGTAACTAGCTATACAACTCCGCCAAATGTTGGTCAGAATGTTAGTCAAGTTGATGGTTGGGGAGCTAAGGTAGTAAATGTACAAGGGTTTAAAATTATGTATTTTTCTGGTTATTTTAAATGTAAAAAAGAACTGTTTAATAGTACTGAGTGGGGTAGCCCTAAAAAAGTCTTGTTTTATTTGCCTGATTATTTAGCTAACAATACTGTCCATGTAAATCAGTTAACTGGAAGAACTTATGGATTAGCTTCACAACTAGGCTTTGAATTTAGAACTTTAGGTGATCAGATTACGTTTGAAGAAATGAGAAATGGGATTGGGATGGATCCAAACAATTTCCCAGATACAGTAAGTCTATATGTTGAGGGACCTGTTTACTCGATGTAAAAGAAAGGAAATATAGATGAATTTTTATGTAACAGTAAATAAAAATGGAGAAATCATTAATGCACAAAAGGAGAGCTTTAATGGTTCTTCAATGGTTAAAGTTCCTGATAAATATTCAGATTATTTTTTAGATAATTTAGAAGATTTTATTTATATGGAAGGCGAGCCAGTAAGTACTTCATTCCCGAAAAAATCTGCAGATTTTGATAATAAAATCATGAGTCAAAAGTTAAATGAATTAGATAAAGCTGGAGATGCTTCAGATAAGAAGAATATGCAATTACAAAATGCCACAGCTTTTTCGATTCAACAAACATCTGATGCAATTGGAAGCAATAAGGAATTAACTGAGTCAAATAACCAATTAAGAGAAAAAGTGGCATTTTTAGCCAAACAGATTGGAGGTAAATAATTATGACATGGAAGTCATTTGTTAAAGACTTTTATAACGATCAAATTTATACAGATTTAGATGTAGCTGGATTTGTTAAAAATGGACAAATTACTTCGTCTGACTATAAAGACATTACAGGAAAAGAATATGAAGCATCGACTGAATAGTCGGTGCTTTTTTATTGGATAAGTTTTTAAGGAAGGTGGTGGTAAATTGCAATTTTTGGGCATTGACGTAACTGAATGGGCTTCAGTGCTGTCAATCCTTGTACCAATAGTGACTTTTGTTGTGTGGGTTTTTAATCAGATTGTGGTAAAACCCTTACGAACATCAATGAACAACCTGTCAGAAACACTGAGTGAACTCTCGAAGACCTTCAAAGAACGTGATGAACAAATCTCAAATGATATAGATCAACAAAAATTAAAACTAAAAGAGCACGACGTTAGGATAAAGAATTTAGAAAAGGAAGACGAAAAAAGTGAAAAAACTACATATTAAAATTCGAAACGATGATGGGAGCCTTAACGGAGTTGTATTATCTTCAGTTACTTCACTTGGACTAGTTGCAATTCAAGAAATCTTACAGGCTTTTGGTATTACTCCGCCAGTTTCTTTTGATCAATTAACAGGAATTATTAACACTATCTTCACTATTTTAGGAATTTTAGGGGTCATTAATAACGTACAACGTGTTACAGACGATGGCTCATCAGTTAATAAGAAAGGTGGTCAAAATGAAAAAGACCAATAAATTATTTTTTACGTTAGGTACTTTGGCTTTGTCAGTAAGCTTTTTATTTTCGGCTGGTTTGCCCAATGTTCATGCTTCCAACATTAACAATCAGTATCAATTGAATCGTAATGAAGGATCAGCTTCTCGTACTAATAACAATATTATTGTGGCACATGAAACTGGTAGTGAAGCTACGGCTCAAAATAATGCTTCTTTTGAAAAGAACACATGGAACTCTAATGGTGCTTACGTACAGTACATTGTAGGAAACAACAATGCGGGTCAAGCAGGTAACATTTATCAAATTGGTCAACCCGACTATCAATCATGGGGAGCTGGTTCATGGGCTAACGCTAATTCGCCGGTTCAGATTGAGCTAGCACGTACTTATAACAAACAGGATTTTAAGACAAACTATCATACATACATTAATTTACTTCGAGAAAGTGCGCAAAAGTATGGAATTCCATTGGATACTGATTCAAATAGTTATGTTGGAGTAAAGTCACATAACTGGATTAGTAACCATGTTTGGGGAGATCATACTGACCCTTACGGCTATCTATCTCAAATGGGAGTAACACCTACTCAATTTGCGCATGACGTTAAAGATGGCGTGGGAAGTGTAAATATACCAACTAGCCCATCAACGTCACAACCTCAAAGTCAGCCAACTCAGCAACCTAAGACTACTAATTCTGGTTTTCACTCGGAAAATGCAACGTTTACTAATGGCAATCAACCAATCAACGTACATTATGGTCCATCGACGAATGCTACTAAATCTGGCACATTGCCTGCTTACGCAAGTGTTCATTACTACGGTTACGTAGTTAAAAATGGTTATGTTTGGACCGTTTATACTGGCTTTAATGGAAAAACCCTTTACTTACCAGTTCGTCAAGTAGGACAAGTTGCTTGGGGAACATTTAGATAAAAAATAAGCCTCACTACTTTGGTAGTGGGGCTTTTAGTTATGTTATAATTATGTATAGAAAAAGGTAATGCACTTAAGGCATTACCTAATTCCATCTGCTATTTAAATTAAGCTTAAGATAGCAGTAACTATTAAAGTACTAATTACCGATACGATAACTTTTACTATAATAGATTTTATGAAATTGCGTAGATGGCACAAAATCATTACCTCCTAACGTTCTTGCTATTTTCGCTGATTAGACGAATATAAACACAAGAACTACTTAATTATAACAATTAATAGTATTTTATTGACAACTAATTTAAATTAAATATAATGTGAATTGTAGATGGTTCAAATGAATTACCTCTTTACGCGCTGATTACGTGTACGGTTATTCATGGTTTTATCTCCTTTCTAGGTTGTCCTAGAGAGGATACATATAAGTAAAGCTCACTTCAATTATGAAGTGGGCTTTTTTATTTTGATTTAAGTCGTCAATGTAAAATGTGCTAAATTAGGTATTCAACGTTGACTTGGCAGTTTTGAAACTGTTTAATCTTTTTATCGAAGGTATTGACATATTATACTATGCATAGTAACATAATAATTGTAAGGAAAGGAGGGAAGAAGTTGAAAGGTAGGCATAATAAAAAGCCTGATTATCAAAAAGATTTAGCAATATTAAACATAATTGGCTTATTACTAAATATTGTTAATTCAATCCTAGGAATGATAGGCAAGCTTTTCAAATAATAAAAGTTAAAGGGACGTTGTCCCTTGCTTTTAGTATACCTTTTGGCAAGATATCATGCAAAATAAGACTTTAGTTATAATATTAGGAATCTTAATAACTGTTGCAATAATTTTTCAAATTGCGAATTTATTAATTAAATAAAGATCATTGACATATTATACTATGCATAGTATAATATAATGGGAAGTTTTTATAGGAGAAAACATAAATATGCCAAGTAAAAATAAAAGAACTATTGCTAACAAAAAATGGCAAGATAAAAATAAACAGCATGCAAAATATTTGAGTGATCGCTCACGTGCAAAAAGTTTTTTAATGAAACAAGCTACTCAAGATGATTTAAGTAGATTTTCTGAAATAATCAAAAAGAGATTTGAAGAAAATAACAAAAAAGACGTTACCAATTAA